CGTTTATATATAAATTACTTTGAAGTTGGTATTTACCAGTTACAGGTGCAGTAAAAGTATTAGATGCAAAGTCAGCATTTTGGTCATATACTTCTGTAAATAAAACTGTGTGAAGGGTGCTAACAGCTAGTGAACCTTGATTTCCTGCACCAAGTATACAATTAAACGCAGGTTGTAGTGGCTTGGTGACTGCACCATTAGAATCTATATTCATAGCGGTAGTGCCACTACCTGTTTTATTTAAAAATGTTATATTTTCATCTCCATGTGCCCATAATTTTAAATCCCCTGCGTCATCTAATTGAATAAACGCATACTCATCTGCATTTCTTAAGCGAATATGTTTATCATCTTCGTTTTTAATTGTAAGACCATAATCAGCATGAGGGGCTACATCTATTCCAATATGAGCAGATTGTGTTGTGCCTGTAACAGTTAAATCACCACCAACAGAAGCATCATCTGTAACGGTCAGGTCATCTGTAACACTTACATCCGTAGCACTAAAAGTATTAAAAGTTGTTGATTTATTTCCTACATAGGGCATATTATGTTATCTCCATATAACTCATTATTACGGACACTTTATCTGCTACAGAACAATCTACCTTTATAATGTCACCTACGTTTAAATTAATTTTATTTCCTGCCATTATTTCTAAGGTAGCTCCTACAGGTATAGGTACATCTTTTATAATATGTGCTGTAGTATTCTGCGTCTGTGATGTTTGTGTTGTTGTACTTACAAGTGTAACACTTGCTGTAACTGAAGCAGTATGTACGTTAGCTAGTGTTAATCCTAACACAACGACTGTACTTCCTGATTGCACCGTATATATAGTTTCAGGTGTACCTGAAGCATTAGGTGCTACATCCCTTGTTAAAACTTTAAATGTATTTGCCATTATTTTCTCCTGTTATCCTAATGCTATGGCTAACGCTGTAGCCTCTTCCTGTATGAGTGGGGTTAAATATGTTTTTAATGTAGCCAATGTTTCTTGTACCATTGTTCCATTATCATTTACTACTATTCTATCTGCATCAACAAGTGTACCACCTGTAGCACTTGTGTTGCCATCTACTATGTTTAACTCTGCTGCAGTAGATGTAATAGCTGCACCTGCTATCTGAAGTGTAGTAGCATTTACCTCACCACTTGACCCATATATAACAGCCTTACTGTTTACTATTGTACCACCAGATGAACCATCTGTCAAGTTTAATTCTGCACCTGTTGCAGTTACTGCTGTACCTGCATAGTTTAAATTACCTGCAGCTATATTAACTTCACCTGTACCTTTAGGTGTTATGTCAATGTCTATGTTACTATCACTACTACCTTCTACTCCTATTACAACTGCACCACTATTTGCAGCATTTGTAATTTCTAAATAATTAGTTGCAGAACTAGCTGTTTGAAAAGATAATATTTCGTTACCGTTAGCATCTGCTATAAATCCACCATCTGCAAATTTAGGAGCAGTAAGTGTTTTATTTGTTAGTGTCTTAGTTGTACCTGCAAGATATGTATCAAAGGTATCAACACTTGTAAGACGCATCGTGCCACTGTCATTAGTAGGTATACCATCTCCACCTGCTACTGCTGTTGTACCTACGCTTGTGTCTCCATCAGCTACTACATTTATTTCTGCACCTGTAGCATTAAGACCTGTTACATTTCTATTTGCATCCACGTATGCCTTGACAGATTGTTGTGTAGGTACAAGAGTAGCACTGTTGCTATCCATGCCATCTTCATCTACAAATGCAGTAATCGTTATTGTACCGTCACTTAAACTGCCATATGTTATTGTGCCTGTAGTTGTTATAGCAGATGAACCGTTATCTATTGAACCAAAACCACTTGTTATACTACCACTATTTAGTGCTCCGACCCCTGTTGTGCTTCCACCAATATAAGTATTTAAGGTAGTTAAAGCAACCTGCTTCATTGTACCACCATCATTAATAACTACTCTATCGGCATCAACTAAAGTTACTGTTGAAGCACTTGTATCTCCATCAACTATATTTAACTCTGCTGCAGTAGACGTTACACCATCTAATATATTGAGTTCTGCTGTTGTTGCTGTCACACCGTCCAACAAGTTTAATTCAGCAGGTGTAGAGGTTATTGCTGTGTTACTGTCTGCTGCTAATACAGGTAGAGTACCACTTTGATTAGGCAGTTTAATTGTTCTGTCTGCTGTTGGGTCTGTAATTGTTAGTGTAGTTTCGTGGTCATCTGCAGTTGCACCCTCAAACACAATAGCATTAGCTGCGTTCATCGTTACGGTATCTACAACTGTCTGTGTTCCAGTAACTGTTAAATTACCACCTATTGTTACATTGCCTGTTGTAGTTACTGTATCAATATAGGCATCCTTAAAGTATAAAGATGATGTACCCAAGTCAACATCACTATCTGTAACAGGTGCAATAGCACCGTCTGCCATAGTAAATTGAGCAGTTCCACCTGCAGTAAATGCCATTGTATCTGTGCCACTAAAAAATAAACCTTGATTAGTGTCGCCCGTATTTGTAATTGAAGGTGCAGACGCAGAACCGTCAGGAAGAGATACTACTCCTGCTACTGTAACAACTCCATCAGCTAAAGTAATAAGGTCTGTATCATCTGTGTGACCTATCGTTGTACCATTTACTATTACATTATCTACTGTAAGTGTAGTTAGTGTGCCTACAGATGTAAGATTAGGCATTGCTGTTATTTCATCATCAAAGTATGCAGCTAAATCAGTTACCGCAACCTGTACCATAGTACCATTGTCATTCATTACAACTCTATCAGCATCAGCTACTGTAGTAGAAGTAGCAGATGTAGCAGAACCATCTAATATATTTAATTCTGTAGCAGTTGCAGTTACACCGTCAAGTATATTAAGTTCTGCTGCTGTTGAGGTTATAGTTGTGCCATTAAGATTAATAGCATCTGTATGTACAGTGCCATCAAAGTATCCATCTTTAAACTCATAATCACTTGCACCCAAATCTATATCATTATCTGTTTGCGGAGTAATAGAACCATCTGCAAATATTACCTGTGCTACACCACCTGCAGTAAAAGCAATTTCATCGGAGGCACTAAAAAATAAACCACAGTTAGTATCGCCTGTATTAGTTATAGAGGGATTAGAAGCACTACCATCTGGTATGGACAATATACTACTAAGAGTTACAGCACCTGTAACACCCAATGTACCTGCAACCGTTGCATTTACATCTACGTCTAGTGTATCTATGTGTGCAATACCGTCAAGATATAAATCTTTAAATTCTTTAGAAGCAGTACCTAAATCAATATCACTATCCGTTGTTGGTATTATACCACCGTCTTCAATAGTAAGTTGTTCTGTACCTGCTATATCAAATCTAATTTTATCTTCATCAGCAGATTCCTCTACCTGTATCTTAGTATCGCCATCAGCATCACGCATTGCAATAATAGGACCACCCTCTGCTGCAGTACCATCGTGAGTATGACCAGTAGAGGCAACAAAGGCAGCAAGCAGTTCATCAAATTCATCGTTAAATGATTTAGCTTTAACTACGTTAGTTGCCTGTATGTCGGTTTCACTCTGCCTAGTATAACCATTTCCCATTATCTTACATCTCCTATTCCATAAGTAACTGTGTATCCTTGAATACTGTGACTTGCATTTGTATCATTAGTAACGTAACTAAACGAAATTGATTTACCTGAACCTGTAAAGGTAGTTCGTTCTACAGGTGATGGATTACCATCATAAATATCTCCTGTTGTGTCATTTTCTGCACCATAGTTTGCTATATTTGTACCTGTGTTAAAAAAAGATGCAGGATCATCGTTTGATATAGATAAATCTGCAGGTTTAGCAACTTCTGTATTATCGTAATCATATGTAACACCAACGGCAAGTGATATAACTCCTTCAGCTTTCATGTACGTAGATATACTATAGTAATTTTTACGTACTTCGGGGTCTTGCATATATACAAAAGGTGTTTTATAGATACTTAATATCTTAGATGTATCAAAAGCATTGCCAGATTCTTGTGCATACACCTTACCAGAAGAGTCACCATGTATAACTATTTCTTCCTGTCCTAAATAATTACTTGCTGCACACACACATTCTATACCTGATAATGTACCAAACTCAAAACCGTAACCTTCACCTACTTGTCTTAATGCTCCTATTATACCCTCTGAACCACTAGCAGAAAACATATAACGAAACTGTGATTTCTTTTTTATTACAACTGAAGATAGTGTAGATAGCACTTCGTTTGCTAATGTACCATTAATTGTAGACTGTATATTTTTAGACAGTGTTTCTAAGTTAACATCACCAATTTTATTTGTACCTGAAATTGGTCTTATACCATCTGGTGATAAAAAGATTAAGTCTCCACCTATTTCTACCACACTATCAGAAGCAAGACAGCCCAAGTTTGTTGTTACATTTTCTACGTTAAAAGTTTCTCCCGTAGCACCAACTATTCTTTTTATATTATTTGTACCAAATACATAAAGACTATTACGAAATGGTTTAATTGCGACTACAGGAAAACCTACTAATAAAAATCCACCACCTTCTTCTGAATCAAAGTTATGTTCATTTTCTGCTGCACTAAAATAAATAACATCATCTGATGCAGGGTCTCCTGCTAACCATACTCTCTTAGAATGTACTGCAGAAAACTTAGGGTCTGTTGGAGCACCTGCATGTAATATTTGTCTATAATTACTTCCATCATATGTAGCTGCAGGATTTATACCGTCCGTTAAAACAACTTTAGGAGTACCAAAATTAAA